CCGGGGATGCGTGGCAAATACGGCATATAAAATCGAAATCAGATACTATGAAGCCGGGCTTAGATTACAAGTCCAGGTCCGGCTTTATCCATGTGATTTTGATAGAGAATCAATTTACGGAAAGGAGCTGGAAAAATGGAACAAAAGACTTCTTATGCTGATAAACTGGTGGATATTCGCAGTGTATCCGTCAACAAGGAACTTCCGCGTGAAGAACGAATTGCCGAGTTCGTCAGACAGATCAAGAACCCCTGTCATTTCAGGTGTGGAAAGTTTATTGTGCGTGCTACTTATTGTACGGACGGAGCTGCATTAGAAGAATGTCTGCATGGTATCTTACGATAAAAATTTACATTTTAGGGGCTGTTTTTTCCCGCATGGAGCGTTATAATAAGAATCGGAAAAGGAATTGAATAACAATAAGGCATATTGCACTCCTTGAATTGCGGGGATTTTTCCGTAATGAAAGGAGTGTTTCTGTATGCAGATTTATAAAGCTGCGAAGTATATCCGATTATCTTATACGGATGATAAGTCAAACGAAAGTGACAGTGTTGGAAACCAAAGAAAGCTGATTGAGGAATTTGCCAGCCACCACCCGGAGATCGAACTTGTTTCGGAACGAGTGGACGACGGTTATAGCGGTGTGATTTTTGATCGCCCGGCTTTCAAAGAAATGATGGATGACATTATGGAGGGAAAGATCAACTGTGTGATTGTAAAGGATCTTTCCAGACTTGGACGTGAGTATATTGAAACCGGCCGTTATATGAGACGTGTTTTTCCGGCTTATGGTGTACGTTTTATTGCTATCAACGATAATATCGACACAATCAATGAGTCCGCCGGGGATGACCTTACGGTCTCCGTAAAAAACATTATGAACGAGGCTTACGCACGCGATATTTCTTTGAAAACCCGCAGTTCTCTTGAAACAAAACGTAAAAATGGAGATTTTGTCGGTGCTTTTACCGTGTACGGCTATCGTAAATCCGAAGAAAATCATAATCTCCTTGTGGTAGATGAATATGCCGCTCAGGTGGTACGAAGTATTTTCAGGATGCGCCTGGAAGGTTTCAGTCCTTATGCGATTGCAAATGAGCTGAACCGTTTAGGAACACTTTCTCCTCTTGCCTATAAGAAAATGAATGGTCTGCCTTGTGCAAGAAACGGATATACCGATCGAAAAGATTGTCGGTGGTCCTCTACTACGATTGTCCGTATTTTGCAGGACGAAACTTATACCGGCACTCTGGTTCAGGGAAAACAAGGCTCACAGCACTTTAAACTGAAAGAAATTGAAAACCGTCCTCAGTCCGAATGGATTCGTGTGGAACACGCTCACGAAGCGATTATTGAGCCCCACGATTTTGACCTGGTGCAGAAGATCCGGCAACTGGATACCCGTACTTCTCCCGGTAAAAATAAAGTCTATTTATTTTCCGGCATATTGATCTGTGGCTGCTGTGGCGCCCGTATGATACGAAAGACAAACCGCTATAAAGACAAAGAGTACCACTACTACTATTGCCCTACCGGGAAGAAGAGTGGCTGTACAAACCCTGTTATGGTAAAGGAAAGCGACCTGATGGAATGTGTCAGGGATAGTGTAAAAGGATTTGTTAATAATGTTGTTTCTTTGGAAGAAATTTTATCCGGTATCAATCAGAGCCGTATCAATAAAGAACTGATCCGGGAATACAGCAGACAGATCGCGCAGAACAATCAGCAGTTGGAGCAGATACGGACATTCAAAACCAGTCTTTATGAAAATATGGTAAGCGGATTGATCGAGAAGCATGAGTTTTTAAATTTGAAGAACACCTACAATGTTCGTATCACTCAGCTTGAACAGGCAATAGCCGCTTTAGAAGAAAAACGGACAGATGTTATGGAAAACCGCAGTGAACGTAACCGCTGGATTGAGAACTTCAAGAGATTTTCTGAAATCGAAGAACTAGACCGAAAGGTAATGATCCAGCTTGTTCACAGTATCAAGGTAGTTGGGAAAAATGAATTTCAAATTGAATTTAACTATCAGAATGAATATGAGAAAGCAATTTCTCTGATTGCTCCGGCACAGGAAAGGATGGTGGTCTAAGATGGCAAGAAAGAGCAGAAAACATATCGCAGAACCTATTTTTACATCGGTTTCTCCGTTTATCAATACCGCTTTATATATCCGCTTATCTGTGGAAGATAACAAAAAGCGTGGTAATTCTATCGAAACACAGAAAATGGTTCTGAAGGACTACCTTTCCAACAAACCGGAATTTCGCATTTATGATACTTACATAGATAATGGTACAACCGGAACCAATTTTAACCGTGAGGGATTTCAGCGTATGCTCTCTGACATTGAAGCCGGAAAAATCGACTGTGTAATCGTAAAGGATCTGTCTCGTCTTGGGCGTAACTCCATTGACAGCGGATACTACATAGAACAGTATTTTCCTTCTCATAATGTCAGGTTTATCGCTGTAACAGATCAGTTTGATTCCGAAAATCCTGATAACCTGCACGGTGGAATTATCCTTCCTCTGAAAAATATGATAAACGAAGCCTATTCACTCGATATTGGTCGTAAGATTAAAGCACAGGCAAGACAGGATATGAAAGAGGGAAAATTTGTTGGCGCTCGTGCACCTTTTGGATATAAAAAGGATCCTGATGACTGCCATAAGCTGATTGTGGATCCGGTGGCAGCTCCGGTTGTCCAGCAGATCTTTCAATGGGCATATGAAAAAGTTGGTCTGAACCGCATTGTACTGATGCTGAATGAAGGCGGCTATCCTGCACCAAGCAATTATAAGTATTCTACCGGGGAAATCACGCATGAAAATTTAATAGGAGAAGGTTTCTGGCAGACACGTACCGTAATGAAGATCCTTAAAGAAGAAAAATATACCGGCGATATGGTTCAGGGCCATACAAAAACTGTTGCACATAAACAAAGACCTGCAGGAAAAGAAAACCTTATTTCTGTCGCCGCTACCCACGAAGCCATAGTTTCCAGGGAAGTTTTTGATGAGGTCCAGAAGTACCGAATAGAAGTTGCCGAAAAATACAAACAACAAGAAAAGATTCCATATTCTCCAAATATTTTTAAAGGATTGATCTTCTGTTCTCATTGTGGCAGAAGTCTGCACCGCCAAAGAGCACGCCGAAAAAAGGGAGATGTTTACCGTTTTCAATGCCTTACTCCCAGCAGGGTTCATAAGGAAAAATGTGTCGGTGTTTCCATAAAAGAAAATGAATTGATAGATACTGTGATCGACATTCTGAAAAAGGAACTCTCCGCTGCTTTAGGAGATTATGCCCTTTTAGTTGAGGATGGAACCCAATGGCGTAAAAGGGAAAAAGAATTGCAGGATCGCCGCAATACCGCCAGCCGTATGATCCAGCAGAACCAGGATCGTATTCAGGTATTGTACGAAGATATGGTAAGCGGCCTGGTAGATAAAGACGATTTCTTTCTTTGGAAAAAGAACTATGAAGATAAAATGAGCTCTGCCAAAGCAGAACTTGCAGAATGTGAAAAAGTAGCCATAGAGATAAAAAAACAATTTGAACAGTATAAGACGCTTGAAAAAGACGAAAAAGAACTGAAAGCTGGATGTACATTAACTGCAGAGCTTGTATCACGTTTAATTGAGCGTATTGAAGTGGATCACGATAAACATGTCTCTATCAGATTCCGCTTCCGTACAGAGTTTCAGGAATACAGCAAGGCGGTGGCACAATGAAAAAATATGTGATTGCTCTATATATCCGTCTGTCTTTGGAAGATTTCAAAACAGACAGTTTAAGTATTTCCAGCCAGCGCATGATCCTTCAAGAACACGCTGCCGGCTTAGAAGAATACGGAAATGCAGAACTGATGGAGTTTGTAGATAACGGGTATAGTGGGGCAAATTTTGAACGCCCTGCTGTTCAGGAACTTCTTGATCTGGTACGTGCAAACCGAATTGACTGTATCATGGTAAAGGATTTTTCAAGATTTGGGCGCAACAGTCTAGAGACAGGTTACTTTATAGAACGGGTATTCCCGATCTTTCATACCCGTTTTATTTCTGTGAGTGATGATTTTGATACGAAAAAGCTCAAAGGCGATACCGGTGGTATGGAGGTTGCCTTCAAATACCTTATCAGTGAATATTACAGCCGGGATATGTCTGTTAAGACCAAAACCGCAAAGTATATGAAGATGCGCCGCGGTGAATATCAAAGTAAGATCTGCCCGTATGGATATTGTAAAGGTGACAATAACCGAATGGTCCCTGATCCAGAGACCTCCTGCGTTATTCAGATGATTTTTGAATATGCTGCGTCCGGTATGAACAGTGCGCAGATTGCCAGAGAACTTCATAGTCAGGCAATTCCTACACCGGGCGAATACAAGGCTCTCAAAGGCCAAAAGTATCACGATGTATCAAGGACAAATGGTGTATGGTCTAATTCAACCATTTTGAGACTGTTAGCAGACGAACGTTATATCGGCACTTATGTGATAGGAAAAAAGACTGTAACAGAAATCGGCGGAAACCGTATGCGGACAAAAGATGAAAGCGAATGGATCAAGATTCCAAATCATCACACCCCATTGGTTAGCAAAGAACTTTTCGAGAAAGCTAATGCTTCCATTAAGCGGTTTAAAATTCCAAAACGAAAACAGCATAGTTATCCCCTTCGAGGAAAGGTATTTTGCGGCTCCTGCAAACATGCTATGCACCGTTCCAATGAGACTATTTATCGCTGCAGGTTTTCCTATATGGATTCTTCACAGCCTTGCTATGGTATGACGATCCGGGAAAGCGAATTGGAATCCATAGTATATGAATTTCTTTGTAAACAGTTTGAAGTATCTTTGGGGATTGATGGGCCGAATGAATTAAAACCTGTTGATAAGGTTGCAGTGAGACGAGCTGAATTTGATAATCAGATCTTTGAGCTGCAGGAAGAAAAGCGTAAACTGTATGAGGCGCTTGTAATAAAGCAAATTGATGTTAACCTCTATAAAGAACAGAAAGCACTTATTGAACAGCGATTGCTTGAAGTACAGAATACAAAGGCTGTTGTAATGACACGACTGGAGGCTGAACAACAGGAAAAAGAACGTCAGCACCAGCAAAAAGATGTATTACAGTCTTTGGTTGAAAACAAAGGACTGACTTCTGAACTTGTTGATATGCTGATTGAAAAAATCTTTATTTACCCTAACAAGAGGGTTGAGATCGTGCTAAAAATAAAAAATGACCTGGCATAACAGCTCAGGGTATATTGATAAAGCCAGTTAGGAATTGCGGTTCTTAACTGGCTTTTAGAAGTTGAAAAAAATCTTCATATTTTTTTGTCGTGGACTTGACATAAGGGTGACGCAGATCATGGAGGCGAATCCTTTTTACACCGGATTTTTCAATTCCCGCCGCCATACAATGCTCCATATGGGACTTTGTAAAATGAAACAGACGCTCATTTTTCATAATTCCGTACAGATGGCTGCAATACTCCCGGAACTCTTCTGCCAGAAAATCCGGCATAGTTATAACTCGGATGCTTTTCGGTGTTTTCGGCTGCGTTATCACATCTTTTCCTTTTAATCTCTGATAAGATTTCGTAATAGAGATGGTCTTCTCTTCAAGATTGATGTCATCATAAGTAAGTGCCAGCAATTCACCAATTCGCATCCCCGTCCAGTAAAGCAATAAGAACGCCATTCTTGCTTCCGGCTTGTCTTTCATCGTTTCCAGAAACTCATTGAATTCATCCTGCATCCAGAAGTCTTTTGGTTCTCCCTTGCTCTTACCAATTGCACCGGCTTTTCTACACGGATTATCCTGCAGGTTATAATACCGGATAGCATAGTTAAAAATCGCAGTCAGCTGACAGTTGATCGTTTTCAGGTATGTCTGGGAGTACCCTTTTCCATTCTTGTCCTTGTAGGTCAGCAATTCATTCTGCCATGCACGGACATCTGCCACCGTAATTTCACTGAGAATCTTTTTCTCAAAATACGGTCTGATTTTCAGGTCAATGATGTAACGTTTCGTATACATGGTATGTTCACGAAGCCTGACATCCATATCCTTGTAGTAGATTTCCAGAAAGTTCCCAAATTCGATGTCCACGCCCTGACTCTGTTGCTGCAGGAAGTCTCGCTCCCATTCTTTTGCCTCGCCTTTGGTTCGGAATCCACGTTTTTGTTTTCTCTTCCGGTTGCCCTGCCAGTCTTTGTAATAGACCTGAACTTTCCAGTTTTTTCCTTCTTTGTAAACACCCATTGCTAATCCTCAACCTTCATTCCGTAAATCTTTTCTGCCAGAAATTTGGTAGAGATTTTTCCTGCTACTACAATATAGCCTTTTGCTTTCAACTCCTTGTTGTACTCCCGCATCAGATTATATGCATACGCTTTAGAAACACCAAGGATTGCACACACATCATCCACATCCATATACATTTTTTCCTGTACCATACTCATATCGCTTTTTCCTCCTTCAAATACCGCTCAACGTGTTCCAGACCATAGATCCTGTCCTCTACATAACGGGTTGGCACCCGTCCGAGAATCACATAATAGTTCTTGCTTGCCAGATCAGCATTCATTCTCTCCACCACCCGGTAAGCAAAAGAAACTGATAACTCAAAGAGTTCTGCAATGTCTTCCACTGATAAATACATTTTTCTCTTACGCATGAAACCATTCCTTTCCTTCTTCCTGGGGAATCTCACAGGTGTCTTCCACTCCATAGAAACGCTTCACAAAATACTTTGTCGGAACTTTTCCTCGGAGTGTCAGATATCCCTGTTCTTCCAGTTCCTTATTCAGGTTGCCAATGATCTCATAAGCCGATG